AAAAGGAGAATAATTATGACACATTTTGTATTTGATATTGATGGTACACTAACACCTAGTCGTGAAAAGATGACCAGTGCAATGCAAAAATTATTTAAAGATTTTGCTAGAGATAATACTGTATATCTTGTCACTGGTTCCAACATAGAAAAAACCATGGAACAAGTCCCTATGGATATTCTAACAAAATGTAGAGAAATCTTTTGTGAATCTGGTTCAGATGTGTATTATTATGATAGTAATGCTGACGACCAACTTTTAGGTAGGGAAAGTAATTATGATAAACATTGGGATTGTCCTGTAGAGTTAAGAAATGCCTTAATGAATATGTTAAATGATAGTAACTTTCCTACAACAATGAGAACCGGTAATCATATTGAAATAAGAAAAAGTATGGTTAACTTTTCAATTATTGGTAGAAATGCTACACCTGCTGAAAGATATGTTTATACCCTTTGGGATAAGGATAAAAATGAAAGGGCAGAGTTTGCTGAATTAATTCAAGATATATTTCCTGATTTAACTGCAAATGTGGCTGGCGAAATAGGTATTGATATTCACCCTAAAGGTAGAGATAAAAGTCAAATATTGCCTGAGATTAAACAATGGCCTGATGGTAATGAACCAATTGTATTTTTTGGTGATAAAACACAAAAAGGTGGTAATGATTATCCATTTGCCAAGGCAATACAGGCAATGGGTGAAAATGAATTAAATCATGTGTACCACGTTTCAGATTGGAAAAGAACATATGAAATATTAAATGATATTTGGTTAAAACCATCGCAATTTTCAGATTTATATTTTGACAAAAAAGAAAATCAAGATGAACCTGATGTTGATTGGTCGCAAGAATGGGAAGATGCAGGAGAGGTTTATGAATAAAATTGTTAACAATTACATAAGTGATTGTTTTAAAAGGAATCTTTTTTCGTCAAAAACGCATTTTTTTGTTTACAGCGATCGAAAAATATGGTAGTATGTACATATAATAATAAGAGGAGATTATATTATGGAAAATTTTGAAGACTATGTAACAAGTAAAAGGGACTGTCCTTGCGATACTTGTCCAATCATGACAAAATGTGAAACAGAATTCACTGAATGTTCTGCAGCCAGAAAATGGTTTGCAAAGGGCGACTATCAAGATGCTGATATTCAAAAACATATAAGGAGGGCTGCATAGTGGCAATTGATTATAAATTTAATGAAAAAGTAAACCTTGACCTAATGAAAGTGTATATTGATAATACATATCACTCGCACTATTCAAAAGGTAAATTTCAGGCAACTGAATTTATCATTGACTCTGGTCATGGTATGGGTTTCTGTATTGGTAATATTTTAAAATATGCACAACGATATGGAAAAAAAGATGGAAAAAATGAAGGCGATTTAATGAAGGTTATTCATTATGGTTTGATTGCAATGCATATCCATCAAAAAGAAAAAATGCAAGAAGTATTAGATATAATAGAGGAGAAAGAAAATGCAAACACAAAAACAAAGAATTAATTTAATTCGTAAAGTTGCAAAAAAATTTAATAAAACACAAAAACAATTGAAATCTTATGACAGTCACAATGTCAATCACTACACAGATAGTAATGATTATGCCAAAAAATATTATGGACATTTATATAATGCAACAATGAAAATGGATAATGATTGGAATTAAAAAAGTTGTTTACATTTGGAACTAATTAGGATATAATACATATTATGACAATGCATTTATTACCAGTGTATTTTACCACAACAAGGTTTAATACCAAAACAAAAACCTCGAAAGGTATCGAGGCAGAAAAAGAAAAAACAGCCAAACTTCTTAAAAAATTAGGTTATAAAAAAGGTTCAACATGGCGTGCACCAATGCCTGATTATTCAACACCTTCCTATAATTCAATGAATTCAATAGGTAATGGTTTTAAAAAATATGAAAACAAATATACAGGTGATGAAATTATGGGTATTGGTACCTTGCACAAATCCAATATGGTACCTATTCGTAAGGACAGCAACAATGCAAAAGAAATTGCAAGAATGCGAAGAGGTTAAATGATTATATTAGATTTTAATGCCATATCAATTGCCAGTATTATTGTACAAAAGGTAAATATGGACGAAAATATAATACGTCATATGATACTTAATTCCATTCGTATGTACCGAACTAAATTTAAAAAAGAGTATGGTGAAATTGTCCTTGCAACAGATGCAAGAAGTTGGCGTAAGGATTATTATCCAGAATATAAGGCGAATAGAAAAACAAATCGTGAGAAATCAGATATGGATTGGAACGAGGCGTTTCGTATTATTACAATGATAAGGGAAGAAATAAAAGAAAATTTTCCTTATAAGGTTGTACATATAGAAGGTTGCGAGGCAGATGATATAATTGGTACATTGGTTGAAAATACACATGAATTTGGCAACTATGAAAATGTATTAATTATATCATCAGATAAGGACTTTGTACAATTACAAAAATATGATAATGTTAAACAATTTTCGCCACTAAAAAAGAATTTTATAATTGAAAATAATCCTAAATTATATCTAATGGAACACATTTTAAAAGGCGATTCAGGTGACGGTGTGCCAAATGTTTTATCAGATGATGATGTGTTTATAAATGATGATAAAAGACAAACACCTTTATCAAAGAAAAAAATGGACACAATAATAAAGGATATATCAGATGGTGAATTATTATATGCAGCGTCATGGTATCGTAATTATTCACGTAATAAAAAACTTATTGACCTTGCCGAAACGCCAGAGGATATAAAAACTGAAATTATAAATAACTTTACCGAACAGGAAACAGAACAAAATAAAGGTAAAGTGTTTCCTTATTTAATAGCAAAGAATTGCACTCAACTAATAGAGAGTGTACAGGAGTTTATATAATGGCAAAATATGTTTATGAAGTTTTAGAAGAAGCTCGTAAGGCAAAAACAAAAGAACAAAAAGTTAAAATATTAAGAGATAATGAAACATTTGCTCTTAAGGATATTTTAAAAGGGTCACATGATGACAAGATAGTATTTAATTTACCAGGTGGTGAACCACCATATAAGGCATCTGACCCTCATAATCACCCATCAGATTGGTTAAGACAAAATAAACAATTAAGGTATTTTGTAAAGGGAGGTCCTGGTGATAAATTACCATCATTTAAACGAGAGGCCATTTTTATTGGTATATTGGAATCAATACACCCACAAGATGCAAAACATGTTATTAATATGATTAATAAAACAGCACCAAAAGGCGTTACAAAGGCTGTTGCGACAGAGGCATTTCCAGAAATATTTACAGACCAATATTGATACAATGCCCGTATACACATTAAAAAATACAAAAACCAACAAAGAGTGGGATATTACTTGTTCATACCAAGACTTGCAGTTTGAGTTAAAAAAGAAAAATATTGAACAGGTTTTAAAATTTCCCGGTATGGTAGGTTCAACTAAAAGTAATCTGACACGGGCAGGTGGTGATTGGCAGGATTTACTTAAAAATATGAAGAAAAAATCCGGCCGAGGTAATTCAATTAATGTCTAATTTCATTCGTTATTATGACAATGTTTTATCAGAGAAACAATGTCAATTATTTATTGATACAACTAAAAATTTAATGTCCAATGTTAATGCTATTGGAATAAAACACTCTGGTCATGATAGGGATTTTTATAGATTAGTTGATAATTTATATACAAACGAACAAAGACAATTAATTGAAAATATTTTAGAAAAAACATATAAAAATTATCAAAAAGAGTTTACATTTGATTCAAATTATGATATTATAACTAATAATTGGAAAATACATTATACACCTGTAGGTGGATATATTAATTGGCATAATGATATTGGTGGAAAAAATGCAGAAGCCTGGAAAAGAAAAATTGTTTTTATATTATATCTCAACGATATGGACGAAGGCGAACTTAAATTTAAATATTTTCCAGATGTTGAAATTATGCCAAAGGCTGGAAGAATATTAATTATGCCAACCGGTTGGGTATGGACACATAAGGCAGAAAAGATTTTTGAAGAAAAATATATTATAACTGGATTTTATTACGATAAGGAGGATTAATGGAAGTAATGGATAATTTTAAAAGGTTGATGTATAAACTTTTGGTTTTATATCTAATAGGAGTTATATTTTGGCTGGCATTGATAGTTCCAGCTGATGCAAAACACTGGTCAAGTGGTCAACCATATAATGTGGTTCTTGAAGATGTATATGAATGGCGATATACAACCGATAAACATTCAGTAGAAAAATGTCAGGTAATCTATGAGGAAAATAAAACAAACGGTGAAAATGCTATTAAAGGTGCTCTTCTTGGTGCCATTATTGGTAATCTTATTTCTGATGGTGATAACACTGCAACTACAGGTGGTGCTGTATTTGGTGCACTAGCAGGAGCAAATGTTGACCCGATTGAAGGCGTAAAAAAGAAAAAATGTACATACGAAAAGAAAAAGGTAGAGGTATATAGCCATAGTGTGATAAAATTCTGGTTATCTGGTAAAAAATATGAGTTGAGGTTTTATAAATGAAAAAATATGAAAATTGGAATATAGGTGGTGGTATTGTAAAACAAGATGATAGGTATGTTGTTTCAGATAATGTCATATTAAATCGCCTTATTGTAAGTTCTACTTTGTTACACCCCAATAAAAGTACAAGTGGTCATAAACATGAAGGTCAAGAAGAAGTATATATTTTTATACAAGGTGATGGTGAAATAGAAGTTGGTCATGAAAAACAATCTGTTAAGGCAGGTGATACTGTTTTAATTCCTGATGGTAAATTCCATAGAGTTCATTCAGGTGATAAAGGTTGTTATTTTATTTGCGTGTTTGATGGAAAACGAAACCATTAATGTTTGAACATGAAAAAATTGATATTGGATATGAAGACCTGGTTGCTGAAACATCTAATAATGGCAGACGTTATACTGCTCCTGATGGTAATAAGTATCCTAGTGTTACTACAGTCCTAGGTATATTAAATGAAGAGGCAATTGCTGCCTGGA